GATACGTCTGTCTCGTCCACCACGTTGGGGCGAAACAATGTCCTGATGTTTTTCTTATCTAAATCATTCGATACCTTACGCAATGATCCTGTGTGCGCCAAAATCCAATCCTCGGTCATCTTGGGATCATGCTTGGCTTGCTCATGTGCTGCGCGCCGTACCGCGGCATTCACATACTGTTGCTCTGCATTGGGTGCGAAACAAGTACCCTTGCTTGTGTCAACGATTCCATTCTTATCCACACCACCCGAGCACCCGACTGTAGCGCCTGGGCAGGTATTAATTGCATGATGCTTGGAATCGTTTCCATGCCCAGACGTATACAACGAATGCCCAGCAACGCCTTTTGACGCAAACCCTTCGTAGGTTCTACCTTCTTCGTCGTGCTCGTGCTTGACCGTATCAAGCTTCTCACTGGTATCCAACGTGTCAGCGTTTGCGCCAATATGCTTTGCCTTGCGCAGGCGCTCCAGTGCAGCCTCTTCGTTTGCGGTCTGTTCGTGGATAGGCAAACCAAAATGTCGATTTAGGATCTTCTTATGCAGCAATCCGACCTGACCGATATTTAGTGGGGGGCGGTGCTCGCCACCATACACTTCTGCGCGCGCTTCGTTTAGATCACGCATGCCTTCGACTTTCTTGCCCTGCTTCGGGCCAGTCCCGCCATATGTCTTACCTTCCCACATGTGCCGAGGAACCGTAATCCCTTTGACGCCACCAAAACCTTCAGCTGGAATCGTAATCCGCGTTGACTCATCTTCTACTGCACCACCCTTAGCCATGCCTGCAGGCGCGTTCGATGGTGCCAATGGTGAAGACGACCCCATGGCTTGCATCTTCTGACCTTGTGGCGTCATTGACAACAAGTTGGGCGGTGCGCCCGTTGGTGCTCCACCCGTGGCTCCAGTTGGAGCTCCACCCGGCATGATCTGTGGTGCAGGTGCAATCGGTTCACCAGCTTGTGGCTGCTGACCTTGTTGCGGCTGCTGTGTTGGTAATCCACCCTGCGTCGGGGGCGGAGCTGTTAATTGTTGACCAGGCTGTTGTGCGTTTTGATCTACGCCACCAATAGGCAATCCACCCGAAGTAGCTACACCACCTACATCCGGCGCGCCTGACTTGTTCGCATTGGGATTCATAAATACCTTTGGATGCATATCAATGGCCTCTTCTACACCGATGTTATCCATCAGGTCAGGGTTGGCATGCCGTCCAACGTCCATGCGATATTGAGATAGCAATGGTTGTTCCATTTGATTTCCTTGAAAGCTGGCTTTTTCATTTCAACATTATCCTATCCATTCACAATCATCGCAACGACCATCACTCTGGCAGATTGCTAGGCTCGCGCAGCTCCTCTTTAGCTTTGCGCTCTCTAACCCAAATTCTGAGTTGCTGGATAACGGTTTGCTCCCAGATTTCCGTGTGAGGCAGCACGTTGATCTCAAACCGATCGTCTCCCGTGGTGATCCTGACCCCGTCGATGTTCCTAACCATTTGGACACTTCCATTGTAGACACCATTGAATAAGACCTCGTTGCTCATCATTGCCTCCAAAGTGGAAACGTTTCCAGTCTCTTTGAAGTGGAAACGTTTCCAAGTTAAACAGCATAAGGGTTGACGCGAGCCCTCGAGTTAAAGATCTCAGCGTCCGTAATATCCTCTTGCTCAATCTCTTCGCGCGGCGGTGCGTCGATCGATATCCACCCGGCATCGCGCAAGTACCGCAGCCCTTGGCTGATGCAATCCACGAACTCGTCATGCGTCGTCTCAGGAAAGGCACAGATCTGGCTCACCATCCCTTCAGCCCAATCACGCACAAAGCCTGGACGGTTTGAGCTCTCCGGCACCCAGACGCGCCCTGCCTTGATGATGTTCGCCACGATCGACAGGCGCTGTAGCTTGTCCGCCTTGCCAGGGTTGTAAGCATGCACTGGTAGGTGCGCGCGTTGCAAGTCTTGAATGAGAGAGATCCCTGCGCTCTTGTCTTCAACCAAGATCAGATCCACAAGCTTGCGTGTCTTACCCTCGCCATACACCACCTCGTACTCGTTAATTACCTTTGGGCGTAGGTCAGGGTACTGTAGGTGCTCTTGCCAGCAATCCAAGATCATGACGGACATGCCGCCATCCTCGGGCTTGAAGCAAGCCATGGAAATGCTTCCAGTGGGATCATTGATCGTCTTGTCTGACGTGGCACAGTCATAGCTCTGGATGATGAACTCGAGCTTGGGGAAGGGCTTGGAGTTGGGCCACAACCTAAACCAGTCGCGCTTGACGATACCGTACTGCTCCGCGTCAATGATCAGGCCATGAATCTCTTGGTCGCCGAGCCTGGTCGATTCGTATTGCAGGATCTGCTTTTGGAATGATGGCGCGAGGTTGGCTATATTAGAGTAAGTCGACGCCTTAGTAATGACTACGTCGTCACCTTCTCTGGAAACCAAATCCATGATCAGGGGCTTGGGTCGGGGTGTGGTAGTCACAATGATGCGCGTGTGTTTACCTAGTCGCACGGCAAACTGGATTTGATCCCATGAGTCTTGGATGTAGTCCCACGCTGCCAATTCGTCCAGCCAGGCACCATGCCATTGTCCGCCGCGGTACCGATCGCTTTCTGAGGCTGGAATACCTTTTATAAAGCTGCCGTTGGTCAACTTTATCTCATGCAGGGATTTATTATAGTCGGATACAAGTATTGGCGGGATGACTGACAGTAGCCCTGAATCACCCTCAAAGCAGGTGCCGCGGATGTCACCACTAGTGGGGGCGGCGACCAACCATCTGGTCTTTGGCTGCTCCCATGCCCACATGGAAAGCGTTTCCGCTGCAGCTCTCGTTTTGCCACTGCCGCGGCCTGCTAACATCAACCATATATTCCATGAGCCAAGGGGCTCAATCTGGTGCTTATGCGCGGTCTTGAACCATTTAATCTGCCAATTGACCACCGCCTGCTGCACTGGAGTGAGTCTCATAAACTCTTCGCGCAGAGCCTCCTCATCATCCAGTACGGCAGTTAATGCACTCATTCCGCCTGGCGCGCCATCTTCAGGGCCTTGAGGAGCTCACCAAACACTGAGACGTTTTGCTCGACAACCACTGGGTTTTGATCATCACCAGAGTGAGTTACGCGATCGCCATAGCGCTTGGGATTCCATTTAGCCAAAAGCTTTAGCTTAATCTCGCTTTGCATCTTTACCCATTGCACATGACCATTATCAATGCGGCTGTAGCCTTTTTCATCTTCTATACGCTCTGGCGGCTGCTCAATTAGCTGGTAAATATCCTCTGCTATAGCGTCCTGACCAATTTCACGCGCACACGCGATTGCTGTGGAAAGGTCTGCGTCTTTTCTCATCCAATCGTACACAGTTCTCCATGCGGGGAATCCCTCTTGTCTGCATATTTGTCTTAATGGGATTCCATCTGATAGTTGTTCGCACATCTTTCGTGCGATTACTGGATCATATGTACTTGGTCTACCTGTTGGTAATGGTATTTTGTCTTTCTGTGTGGTCATAATCTATGCCCTTTTCGCGCGATCTTTTCAGCGCATCGGGCATAGTGTAACTTCAGATCATGGTTTTGTGAACACTGGTAACGATTCCATTGCGATGTTTAGGTAATCTCGCAATTGCTCATATTCTTCCGGTTTGATGCGGCCCACAATAATCCCTTTGGGGCTATTTGTGATTCTTATGAGCCCTACCCCATACATTACTGAATCTTGCATGGCACCGTTGAATATTGCGCTGATGTCTTCCCCATCTTGTTTCATTACTCCTCCTGGTCACTTCTTAGGATTCGATGTGTTGCCCATGCTTTGTATGCTTTGAGCTCTTTGTTCTCTTGCTTGAGTCTTGCGATTTCACCCTTTTGATGGTTCATCATGCTTGTGGTGCGTTCTATCCAGTCTCTGACCTCTACAGGCATGTGGTACGTAGGTTCGTCTACCTTTGGCTCTGTTGCGCGCGCCATGCGCGTTTTAGGCGGTTTTGGAGCTATTGTGGCGACCTTAGTGGCTTTCACTGGCGCTTTACTTTTGGTTACCATGATTTTCCTCGTGGAAACGTTTCCAACGGCACTCTGCGCGCATGCGTGGGGTAAAGTCTGGTGAAATTTCTGCAAGCTCGCAGTTGTACTGCGGTTTGTTGTCGAGCTCGGGCATGAACATCAGCGAGATCATGCATAGTGCAAAACCAATCGCCCCCAAAATGTTTTTCCACAAGGGCTCGTGTCCCTTGCGCATCATCTTATCGATCTCTTGCTTATTCATGCGGCCTCCACAGTAATTGTGTATTTTTTACCTTGGCGATCAGTAACGCCAATTGTGCGTTTGGTCGAACGAAACGATCCATCGGCATCCATATCCATCTGGGCGGTGCCTACGCTTGCCAGCAGCGCCATGTCCATCAAATCTTCAGACTTCAAATTGTTTTGAATCAGATGTGCTATGTAATCGCAGTACACCAAGTGTTTACGCGCGTCTTCCACGCCCTGAATTGCAACCTCTGCCATTGTTTTAAAGTCATTCATGATTAATCCTTGTGTTGTAGATGATTAGAACTATAACAAAAAATTAGAGTTTTAATTCAGTGTTTCGTCGGATCGTTGTTTTGATGCGAGCCTGGTACTGATTTCATTAGCCTGTCGAGCAGGTTGTGCGTTTCAATTTGTGATTTAGATTGTCTGTACTTGTCTCGCAAGCTTTGCAGCGCGATGGTCATAAACGTTTCGGTGTTCATGCCATTTTCTTCATGCACGACTACCGCGGTCGCCAGCAGTGCGGTCGCAACATTGGTAATGATGCACATAGCGAAGGTAACCCCGTGGTCGCGCACCACCTTGTCCAAATGCTTTTGAATAATGGGGTCCAAGCGCATCAGCATTTTTAATGCTTTTTCTTCGTCAGATTCTGTCATTTTTTCATCCTGTTACGAATTTTGTTTGCCAATTGCTCTAATGCGATATCCAAAACCATTGGTACATCAACGCCATCCAACCCTGCTCGCATCTCATCGACAATTTTGGCGCATTCCTCTCGTTCAATCGCCAAAGCTTTTTTTGTGGTCTCAATTGCTATTTGCATGATCTCAGCCTTCGCAAGCGCCAGGGCATCGTCAAATTCTTTTTGAGTAAAGAGCTCGATGTGGCCTGCGTTACCAAGCAATTGTCGGGCCAATGGGCTTAATTCTTTTGTCATGTAATTCTCGCAAAAAAGCCCCCGAAGGGGCGAAAGGGTTTATTCATCATTCATTTCACGACGGTCGCGACGGTCTTGAGCGATAAGCTCGTCGATCTCCCACGATTCGACTTTCGCTTCGAGCCAAGGTGCGTGGTAACCCTTGCGGTCGAGCACAGAGTACAGCTCGCGACCCCAATAAGCAATTTGGCAAGGTATGCCGCTTAAACGGCACTCAATCACATTGGCATGGTTCAGGTTTTGAATTTTCATGTCGAATCCTTAATTACTAGTAATTTTGGTAGCCAACAAAACACGCGCTTTAATTGCAGCCTCAGACTTTGGATCAGCATCGCGCAAGAGTTCCAGCACGACTGTAAGCAATTCCATAC